GCGTCTTCCAACCCTAACTCTCCAAAGTAAAGTCGTGACGTCACCAAGTGTCCTATCCAAAACATCCCTTCTAAAGGATAACATTCCTTTCCAATCAGGGGTCATGGAGTTTGTTCTCCGCAAAACCGCAGATGACATCTGGACGTCATTGGGACCGGGTTACTCCGAGTCTGTGTACCACTGTGCCTTTGAGGTGGCTCTGCGCTCACTTGGCGTGTACTATGAGACCGAGCGCATAGTTCCCGTGTATTACGCCGGTCAGAACGTCGGCCACGTCCGAGCCGACCTCATCGTGGATCGCAAGGCGGTCATAGAGCTCAAGTCGGTAAGCAAACTCAATGAGACTTACCGAATTCAGACCCAGAATTACCTCCAGCTTTTGGATTTAAATGAAGGGTACCTCATCAACTTCCCGGACAAGAAGGGGCCTCTCGAGTTTGAAGCCATCGCGCGCGACAAACCCGTTGTGCCTGTTCCGGAACAAATCGACTGTTAATTCAAGTTTTTATAAATTCCCATTGTAGCTCTTCGCAAATCTTTTTCCATATTTGGTCCTGTACGTAGAGCTTCTCTTTAGACTTGAGTAGCGGGAAACACGGCAAAAACGCATCCTCCCCGAGCAACTCACACATCTTATATAGACAAAAACTATAACTCAAAAAATTCTTTCTGTTTACTGGTTTATGTTTCTCAAAAGGAGCTTGTATCTTGTGGAACATAAGCCGGAGCTTATCCTCTAGCGCCTGAGGCATTGTAGGTGGCTGGACGCCGTTAAGAATAGTAGATATATAGGGCACGTGTTCATAGTACTTGGCCCAACCGAGCTTCTTTAACAAAGTCTTGACCTTTTCATGAGTAATCTCCGTCAGGTCTTTGATCTTTTGCTTCTTGAATTCAGATCTTAATTGATCGACGACAACTTCCGGTACGCTCGTAGACTCTTTCGCTTGGAACTGACTTATCCACTCGTTGAAATGGTTCTCGCGTTTGTAAGAATACACGACATTCTTCTCCATCTCCTGCTCCTCCTTGAACCCCAATTCATTACCAAGAACCGTCTCAATCAACCCACACTTGGAACAGGACTCTTCACTCTGCGTCTCGTCAAATACTTTCGTGAACATCTCGCCACAGCCTCTACACGGCTTTAGGTGGTCATCGAGCCCCTTGGGGTGCGCTTCGTACTGATCCTCCACCTCATTCATGTACCGCTTGTAAATGTCCTGCCTTTGTACACCCTTGCGCGACGACACTTTGAAATTAAGCATCTGCTTAGTACTCACCTCTTCCTTAGCCTCGGCTGTATAATCCTTTATAATAGATATACAGTCTAGGAGGTATTCGGCCAATTCAGATTCAGATTTACATTCTTGTACTCTTTCATTAAATCGCGCCTCCATTTAAGATATTTGTCCTTAATGTTTAAGGATCTATTTTTGGTGCTAAATAGAACTTGAGGTCTCCCAAATTGGCAATTGTATACCTGAAAATAATAGGCATATTCTCATTTGCCGAGTCTTGCATGAGCTGGACGCTCGAGCACATGTTGGTCGCCTTGGTGAACAGGTTGATATACTTGAGACTGAACGTGTTGCCTGTGCGCTTGACGGGAGGATCAGGGAACTCGATGACCGTCGTCTGGTCCGCAAAGTCACCCTTACAGCTCAGGATGAGCGTCTGATCCTCGCGAATGATGTCCATCTCGACCGCCAGGTTACCCATATCACGGGTAATGCGCTGAAAGTCTATGGACGGCAAAGTAGTCACGACATTCATGTTGATATCTGGAAACTCTATGATGTCTTCGTTGATGTCCAGCAATTTTAGACGAAACTTCGTTGAAGATTTCTTGACTGGATTCTCAATCAGAAGGTCCATATAGTCGCGTCCCACGATGCTGATATCAAGAGTGTCAGGACCGGATACGCTCTTGAGCAGCTTGTACACGTTGGCCATGTTCAGGCCGGCTGTTATATCAGACGGACACTCGTACTCTTCAAAGTTATCAGCGCCCAAATTCATATGTACGAGGGTTACACGCGCCGTGTCAAGTGTCAAAATGTGGATGCCACTGGCCGTGAAATACACATTGACGTCATTGATGATATCCTTGAGAACCTCAAAGACCGATTTCAGCGCCGCAGCCTGAATGGTCTTGAGGTGCATTCTTGATTTCAAGGGGTGGCAATTCTTTAACGCTGTCCCACATTTTGGAAGGCGTCCTGGACGTCGCCGCCTATTCTAGCCTCGAGTTCGGGAGTCAAACGGGGCTGGAGTGACTCGCCGTACCTGTCAAACTCGAACATCCCTGGTTGATCCGTACCATCAAGATTAGACCCTACGCCCGAGTCCCATGATTCAAAGTCGCATGGGACCATGGACTCGAGCCACGCCTGGACCTCCTTTCCTATGAGCAATTTACCGTCATTCGTGACGAGGGTCGGAACCCGTTTGATTTTATTCGATGGTATTCCCTGTTCATTTATGTTCCAAAATCTGACAATCTCTATGAGGGCCGGTTGAGTCTTGATGTACAAAAGTATGTCCTGGGACCACTTGCATTTGTCAGAGTAGACCAGCAAGGCCATTTGAATTTACAGAGTTTTTTTCATCGAATCTTTTTTCGCAGTAAATGGTAATATGAAGGACCTTATCCTAACGCTCCTGGTGGCTATAGTTTTGTTCCTGATTTGGAACGGTCGTCAGGTGGCGCGTTACTCTGGGGCGTCCCCTGCACCTTCCCCCTCCGTCCCCTCGGACGCGCCCGTGTCTCCTGACGTGACGCAGGTTATCCTCGAGGCGATTCAGAAAACGGCTGGGTACCCACTAGAGACCCTTTACATCAAGAACGTGGGTGACGATACCTACGATGCCCGCTTCATGTTTTTCAACACCGAGAAGTATTTCGGTACCCAGTACGACGTCAAGGCGCATCTGAACTCGAACGGTTCAGTAAACATCATCAGCCAGTCCGAGACCGCCATGACAGGTGACAGTGACAACCCAGCCTACGTTCCCGACAAGTACCAGCCATACGAGATGATCGAGTCCAACCTGGATCGTCAGCTCCAAGATGCGCTCAAAGCGAACAAGGGAACCCCCGGCGGCCTGATAGGCACCCCCCGTGAACTTGCGAGCGGGGCGTCAGCGCCCGCGCCAGGCCCCGCACCATCTTATCGGATGTAAATAGCAGAGATGGAACAGAATGTTCCATCGGCCAAGGATATCCTCGCCGCTGAAAAGAAAAGAGGGTCCGCGAAAAAAGAGTACTACAAGGCTCTTCTCGAACAATTTTGTAGGAAAATTAAACATTCTGTGGAACTCGGAAAAAAGGATGCGATCCTGACCGTCCCCACATTCCTGGTTGGATATCCACGGTATGACCTGGCCATGACGGTCATTTACATGTCCAGACAATTGGGCCGCCTCGGGTACAACGTGGTGCTCATAGGCCCGCTAGACCTCAAGGTGACATGGAGACGCGAGCGCTCTGAAGAGGACCAGGAGGAGGCTGAACCCACCGTGTTTTTACCGAGCCTGGTGAACCTCCAAAAGACTGCCCAAAAGCTGCGTGTAATTAAGAAGTAAATTTACAAATAAAATTAATAATGGACCAAGTGGTGAGTACTCTCCTGACGTGCCCGTGTAGACCCAATTTTACTTATAAAAACCTGGCTCAACATAGAAAATCAAAAATGCATCTGGCGTGGGAGGCTTCAAAGGAAGTCAAAGATGTCAGGGTCCAGTCAAAGCAATTTGAGAATGAAATTGAAAGACTCAAGAGGCGGGTGACTCACAAAGAAGCGGTGGAGGTGGCACTTTTGAATAGAATTAACCAACTCGAGGAGGAGGTTCTGTACTGGAAAACAGCCTGTGAGGGGGTGTATGTTAATTGACTGCGCAAGTTTAGGAGCAAATAAATGCTGCGCATTTACCAAAGCATGGACATCCTCAACGAGTCCGAGCGCCGTTTCACCAAGAAACTGTGTGACGCCATGATTCCCGCGATGATCGAAGCATTCTGGGAAATTTGGCTCGAAGCCAAGAAGGAATCTCAGGGAAAAAACACCCCCCGTGTGTTCCAGGAGCTCCTCCGTGGTGTCAAGACCTGGAACTCTTCAATTTCACTCAAAAATACAGAGACGATCGTCAAGAACCAACCCCTCTTTCCTAATTTGTTGGCGGCCGTCTTTGTGATTCACGTCAAGATTCTGAGCTCCATCAGGACGGACAGGAAGTCAAAGAAGATCAGCATCAAGCTCCCGGCGAACGACGTGTTCGTCCAGCGATGCTACGAGGCTTGTGCCAAGGACCTATATGAGAGCCCTTACATCATCACCGAGCCAAACACCGAGTCCGATCGTGACGAGGACCTCAACAAGCGTTTTCACAAGCACATCTGCCTCGTCATCGAGGACCTCGTTCCCACTGCCGAGATTCTGAACACGTACCTGCCAATGCCAGCGTCTGGCGGCGATCTCGACATGAATCAGGACGAGGAGGACGAGCCGGACGAAGAGGAGGACATTCCCGATATCGACGGCGAAGACGAGTTGGATGCCATGCCGACTGCAAACGACGCCGCGGGAACGAGCGGGGGTGGCGGCGCCGGCATGGAAATTGGCAAGACTCCAGGGGGTGTCGACACGATGGTGACGGCGTCAGACGGGCTCACACCGCCATCGGTTCCCGGAGCAGGAGGGACCCCGGCCCTCCCAGAACAGACGTTGTTCGATGATGCCCCCACTAAAATCCAGAAGCTCGGCGCGTAAAGAGACTAAATAACATCTTGTAAGTTACTAGATGGAGCACTACTTCAAAGAACCCTTCAGCGCCGCCGTCATCGCAGCAGCGGCAGTGATGGCCTACGTATTCGTCAAGGCGAAAATGAACAATGAAGGAAAGCTTAAAAACTCGGATTATTTCAAGAATGCTTTCCTGGTCGGTCTTTTGGTTTACTTTATCACAAGCCAGGGGCAGGGGTCCCACGAGCCTATTATGAAGGAGCCATTCTAACTTAAGGAAAAGACTCTAAAATATTACTATAAATGACCACCCTCTCTGCGTTTAACGAGATGATGGGTCAGTTTATCGGTGAACTCGCACAGACCTTCCCCGATGAGCCCAAGATCAAGGAGGCCCAGGCCGCTCCAGCGAATCGCGACACGTTCGACAAGTTTATGAAGGACGTCACGCCATGGGTATCCCAGATGATGGCCAAGGACTCTACGGCGTTCTTTTGCGAGGCCAACCCCGTGGTGACCTCCCTGAATCTTCATGAGATTTGGAACACCGCCGAGTGTACAGACGGGACCAAGGCGGCCATCTGGCAGTACTACCAGACGCTGTACATGCTCGGCACGACCATCAACATGTTTCCACCCGAGACTCTGAGTATGATCGAGTCAGCCGCCGAAAATTGCGCCAAAAATATGAAAAAGGCGCCGAACGGTCAGATTGACGAGGCGTCCCTGATGGCCGGTATGAACAGTATGCTCGCGCAGATGCTCGGCGGCGGTGGTGGTGCCAACCCGCTAGCGGCTATGCTCGGCGGTGCCGCTCCCCCGCCTCCACCCCGAACCGGAAAGCGCAAGCCGACCAAAAAGATTTCTCAGTAAGTAACAGAATGGACGTGAAAGATATTTTCAAGACGAGTGAACTCATGAACTTTTGGCCAACGGCGCGTCAGTCGGCCAAACAGCGCGTCTCTTCTACGACCCGCTTCATTATTTACGCCACCATCATCGTATACCTTATCAACCGTGATTCCCGTGTTTTCGCACTTGGTGCGTTGGCCCTGGGCGTTCTTTATTACATGTGGACCTCGAACCTCATTTCGGACGGTCTCCTTCGTCCGGCCTACGCAGATGACCGCGCACTGGGTCTTTTACGCGACGAGGTGACGATGCCGACCCTGAACAACCCCATGGGGAATGTGCTCATGAGCGATTACACCGAGAATCCAGACCGCCCACCAGCGGCTTGGTATCCCAGCGTCCGTGCCGACGTTCAGGCGGCGTGGAGCACCATCCACCCCTTCGAGCGTGTTCGCGACGCCGAGCGCAATTTCTACACCACCGCATCGTCCACGATTCCAAATGACCAGAATGCGTTCGCGACCGCCGCTTACGGTAAGCAGTTTGCCCCCATGTGCAAGGACCAGGGCGGACGGGCGTGCGATCCAGACAATTTCCAGTTCCATTTCCCAGAGCGCACGCAGATGCGCGGAGGTAATGGTCAGTAAGCTTGGTTTTTTTCGCAACTAAAATTAAGAATGCCACTCCTCGACGCGGCTCCTATTATTCTCCAGCCCAATATCCACATGGGTCCAGCGACTGTGGTCCTCGAGGATCTGGCCGATGCCAGTTCGTACCTGCGCGAGCAGACGACGACGGCGTCGAAGAAGGGCTGGTCCGAGCGGGCTTATGACTTTCCCAACACCTACGTGAACATCCCACAGCGTGTCATGTCGTGGGATCCCATCAGCACGTACGCCGATGATCAGAATACCCGTTTCGTTCAGCGTTACCACAGTGCGAAGAAGTAA